CAAATTGGGATACAACACCAATTTATACTCATACAACATTTCCATTTTCAAGGCCTTATTATGATGAGACAATATCATACTACTTGAAATGTGGTTATGAATATGCATCTACTGAATTAGGAATTGTTAGTGGTTTTACTGGTGTAGGAAATGCACTTGGATTACCTGGTTATACATCAAATGTGTATAAAACATTTAGGTCAACAATGGGTGTGAATGGTAGAGCAACACAACAAGATTTCAATATAGACCCATTTGTATTATCAGGTTCACCAACAACAATAGACCCTACAACATCAGGATTATTTTTAACCAACGCACCAAGAATACAAGATATCTCTGAGACAGAATATTACACTCTTGGTTTTACAAACTATTATATGGGAACTAGTATGTTAAGTGAACCATACTATGTTCAATACAAATTCTATAATGACCAAGGTCAAGAGATTACAGGAACAACTTATGAGAATATCACAACAAATGGTGGTGGTCCAAGAACTAATTGTAATCAAGTTTATCAGTCATTATTTTTAATCAACCCACCAACACAAACAGATTATAATACTTTATATGTAGGTGCAGGACCTATGAATATACCAAATATACCAAATGGAACGGTTCAATATACGGTCCAATTATTTGGTCGTTTTACTGGTTCAACATCTCCAATACAACCTACTCCTACACCAACGCCCACAAATAATCCAACGCCCACACCAACACCAACTCCATCATCCACTCCAACTTGTGCATGTGCAGAATATTATATTGAAAATACTGGAGCAACAAGTGCGAATGTTTCTTTTGTGAATTGTTCTAATGGTCAAACACAGACATTTGCATTACCATCTTTGGCAGCAACATCGATTTGTTCTTGTTCATTACCATTTAGTGAAAGTGATTTAATCATCAACTTAGTTGGTGGTTGTTATGTTCCACCAGTTACGCCCACACCTACTCCATCATCTACACCTTGTGAGTGTGGAGAATATGAAGTAATAAATGAAGGTGATAATTTCCCAGTCTTGCTTTATACATTCTGTAATGGTCAAGCAATTACTCAATCATTATATCCAGGTTATAACGAACTACTTTGTGGTTGTGTTGGAACCTTTACATGCTCGGACCCAAATGTGTCCATAACCTACGCAGGACCTTGTTAATAAATTAAAAATATGGGAATTATACCTCAACCAAATCCAACTGGATACACTGAAGGAAACTGCAGTGGATTTACACCAGTTAGTGAAATATTCACATTCAATTTAGGATGTCAACCAACACGTTCATCAAATCAACATCTACAACTTATGTGGTTAAACCGCTATGGTCATTATGATTACTTTACATTTATCTATAATAGATATGAGGGCATGAATATAAACAGGCAAACTTATAATTCTTGGAATATAGATTGGGGTAGTGCTGACCCAAATAAAACTCAGTATTCAAGAGGGTTAACTGATAGTGAAGTTGCAATGGTCCAAACCGTGGTAGTCAATTCTGGTTTTATAAATCAACCAAATTTTCAATGGTTAGAAGAACTATACACATCAAACCAAGTTTATGAAATACAAACTGATGGTGGATTATTTCCAGTGAATATTATTAGTGATACCTTTGAGAGAAAAATTCAAGGTAATAGAACGTTATACAATTTGGAATTGACTTATGTTTATTCTAATAATATTAAATTACTAGGTAAATAATGGATACCACTTTACTTGTCAATATAAATGGTGCATTCCAAAGGTTGGATATCTTCCAAGATATTCCAATTACATTTACTATACAACAAAGTGATTTAACTGATTTAACATCTAGAAGAGTTCCATACTCAAAAACCTTTGAGTTGCCAGATACGGCAGATAATGCGATTATCTTAGAACATTACTTTGAGATTAACGGAATAGATTTTAACCCATTAAATAAAGTTCAATGTGTAGTTCAATATAGAGGAACAGATATTTTCACTGGTATATTAAGATTAAACTCAGTTAGTGAAACAAGAAATTCAAGAGTTTATGAAGTTTATATTTTAGGTGAAGTAGCAGATTTTGCATCACAATTACAGAACTTAACTTTACAAGATTTAGCATATACAGACTTAAACCACCAATACTCTTATTCAGCGATTACACAATCCTGGGAGGCAAACGGAGATGGGGTTAATGGTTTACTTGGTGGGAAGATATTATATCCTCTTATAAACTACGGATTAGATTACCAAGGTCAAGCAAGTGGTGGAACTCCAACATTCACATATTCATTTGATGAACCAACATCATTTGACCAACCAGCAAATGCAGTTCCAATAAAGATGTTCAAGCCAGCAATACAATTAAAAGATGTTGTTGATAGAGTTTTTAGTGCCACTAATTTTACTTATACCTCTGAGTTTTTTAATACAGATTATTTCAAGGCAATTTATTTTGATACATTCCAAAATGGTCAAATAGGAATACAGACAGCATCTGCATCTACAAACCAAAATATCTTTTTAACTGGAACATTACGTGATGGAACAATCACAAACATATACAGACAAAATACGATTTTAGAATTACCATTGTTTGACGCATTACCTGGTTGTTATGACCCATTGAATAACTGGGATAACGTCTCAGAGAATGGTGGATATTTTAGAGTTCCATATAATGGTGATTACGCATTTAATCTAAGATTTGGTTTCTTATTATTAGATGCAACAATGATACAAGGAAACTTTAATATCATAGTTAAAAGTTCACAAGACCCAACAGATATTATAAATGGAACTACAATCTATACATCACCTACATATTCATTACCTGGTCAACTAACACAATTAAACGTAAATGAGTTTTGGAATTTAACATTAACAGCAGGTCAATGTCTAAAAATCTATGTTCAACAGAATGTTCCGTATATTCCATTAGGTATCTCAAACCAAGCCAGACAATGGAAATTATTACCATTCAATGACGGAGTAGTTCAAGACCGTTTTATTAGATATGAATTATATTCATCACCATCATTAGCAGGTCAAGAGTTAGTTAACATGAAACTTGGAATGCCAAATTTCAATTGTTTAGAATTGTTAAAGAGTTTGATTACAATGTTTAACTTAGTGGTTATTCAAGATAATGAAACACGTAGTATAAGAATAGAACCTTATACTTGGTATTATAATGATGAAGACAGAGAGGTAAAAGACTTTACGAATATTTTAGATACTGATTTGGTTTATAAAAAAGAACCATTATCATTTGACTTAAAGAAGGAATTGAATTGGACACATCAAAACGGAGTTAACGAATATCTACCAAAGTTATTCTTTGACCAAAATACTTTTGTGTTTGGTAGAGAAAAATTCACATCTCTAAATAATGTATTTGTAGGTGAACAGACATACTCATTACCATTTGGTTCTACGCCAACATCAGGTATTACAAATGGACCTAATTTTATTATTCCAAAGTTTTACTATGAAATAAATAATCAACAATCTCCTTATGCAACAATTCCACATATATTCTTTTGGACTGGAAATAGATATGCATATAAAGATGCGTTGAAACAAACTGAAGGTTATTGGTATCTTTTTTCAGGTTCTACAGCAGTTCAATGGAAAACATATCCAGCAGTATCGCATTTATCTTTATTAGATAGTTCATTCTCAGAGATTGTATCGGACTTGAATTTCTTATCGACATTTGATTACTTTGGTAATTCCAATACACAAATCGCACAATTTACTCCATATACTTTATTCAATGTATTTTGGGAAGATTACATCATAAACATATATTCACCTGAAACAAGAAGATTTACTGGAAAGTTTTTCTTTAGACCAATAGATGTGTATGATACAAAACTAAATGACAAGATATGGTTAAAAGATGCATCATATACAATTGAAAGAATTACTGATGCGAACTTAACAAACAAAGTCAATACTGAAATATCGTTGATTAAAAACATATCACCATATTATAAAATAACTCCACCTGCTCCAATATATTTCTTAGAGCCAAATCAAGCATATCCAGGTTTTGACCCACAATATACAACATTATGTTTTGTGTCAACAACTTCAAGTTTGGTTTGTAATTCAACTGCACCATTGGAACAAGTAATTACATTTGGTAATGGAACCATAGAAAATTTCAAGGCAGTATGGTATGATAATGGAGTATCAGTTCAACCATATCCAGTGGGAACTTTCATAAAACAACAAAATGTTATCAATGGTCAAACATTCGTAGTGATTGACGCAACTGGTAGAATATTAGAATTTAATAATTGTTAAAAAAAAATGGCAAATAATATAGCACTTACTCTTACGGTAAATGGAACAGAACAGGTTATTGAAACCATCGGTGATTTAGAATTGGCAATTAGACAAGCCAAAGAAGAATTAGGTAAACTAAAAATAGGTTCAGCCGAATTTGATACTTTACGTGTTAAAGTTCGTCAAGCAGATAACCAATTAAAGAACTTGCAAGAAACCATTGAAGGTAAAAAGTTAGAAGAAACTATTGGTAGATATGCAAAGATTGGTGCAGGTATAACAGGTTCATTTGCAGCCGCACAAGCGGCACTTCAATTATTTGGAGAAGAAAGTGATGATGTAGCAAAAGCCGCAGCAGATGCGCAATCAGTTTTAACTATTGCATTAGTAGGTCGTGAAGTCGCAGAAGCCGCAGTAGCAGGTGCAACACTAATTGCAGATTTGGCAACAAAAGCCCAGACTGCTTCAACATTAGCAGCGGATAGTGCGACTAAAAGATTTTACGCAACATTGGCAGCAAATCCATACACAGCATTATTAGTTGGTGTGAGTTTGTTGATTACTGCGATTGTAGCCTTTGGTGGAAAAACAGATGATGCAAAAAAGAAATCAAAAGAGTTTGCTGACCAAGTTAACAAAGATAGTGCAAAAGAAATTACTGCAACAAAGTTGTTGATACAAACCGTAAATGATAGCACATTATCTATTGCAACTAGACAAAAAGCAGTGGATGATTTGCGTGCAAAATTCCCAGCATATTTTCAAGACCTAAAAGATGAAGATATTTTATCTGGTAAAGTTAAGATTGCAACACAGCAGTTAACAGAAGCCATAGTTAAACAAGCACAAGCAAGAGCAATTCAAGGTAGAATTGAAGAACGTGCAGTTAAATTATTAGAAGTAGAAGAAAAATTAACTAAGGCAACAAAAGAAAGAGATGCCGCACAACAAGCAGCAAATTCAAGAGGTGTAATAACTGGTGGTGGTTCTGTTGGTGGTGTTGGTGGAGCAGGTGTCTCTGAGGCAGCAGCAACTCAAAGATTAGCAGATGCAAATGCAAACCTTAATAGAATATTAAATCAGCAAAATGATATTAGAGTAGAAAATGCCAAAGACGCTGCAGCAATCCTTAAGTTAAATCAAGAAACTGATAAAACTATTGGAACAGGAACTGCTACTACTAATACAAATACAAAGGCAGTTAAAGATAATACTGACGCTAAAGATAAAAATAATCAAGCAACTAAACAACAACTTGCATTACAAAAGCAACTTGAAGATGGATTAAATAATGAGATTGATGGTCTTGAAAAAGCAGCAGATGCGTTTAGAAAAATTGCTGAAGGTCAAGCAATAACTATTGGTATTCCAAAAGCTTTAGAAAATATTAGAGGTATTAGACAAGCAATTGATGGAGCTATTCCAAAGAATTTCTTAGATGAATTCAAGGCTATAGGTTTAGATGTTGTTTTTACAGATGGCAAATTTGCAGTTAAAGAATTAGGTAATGAACTAGAAAATGTAGAAGATATTTTTGGTATCTTTGTAGAAGATTTGCGTGGTGAATTGACTAAAGGTGCATTACAGAAATCTGTTGAAGAATATGCAAAACAAATTGACACTATTATAAATCAGTCCTCGGATTTATTCCAAAAAGGTATTATTAGTAAAGAAGCCTTTAACTCTGTTATTACTTTAACAAACCAATATAAAGACTTAAATAGAATTATTAAGCAATTACCTGAAGGTGTGCAAAACATCTTTAGTCCATTTGTGTTAAATGATTATTTGTCTGCGATTAAAAATATTGGTATTGCAACTGGTGAAATTAAGTTTGACAAAGGTGTTAATGATGAGATTATTAAAATCACAAATACAAGTATTGTTTTAACAGAGCAACAAGAGAAATTAAAGATAATCACAAAGAATACTCAAGAAGCATTAGCAAAACAATATAGAGAAACTTTATTAGTTCAAGGTGAATTAGGCCAAACAGCATTTAATGACCAAATCACATCTTTAGTTAAAACTAAAAAATTGACTGAAGAACAAGGTGAAGACTTAAAAGAAAAGTATATTGAATTCAAGGGTGATGCTACTAAACTAATTAACGTATTATCCGAGGAACAAGTTAAAGCATTGAATAAAACCGTGCAAAACATTGTTGCTGAAGAAACACAAATTAGAGAGTTTTTATTTAATATTCAAGAAGAGAGAAAAAAAGGTTTAGAATTACAAACACAAGCATTACCAAGAGTGGTATTAAAAAACCTTGAATTATTAGATAGTGAGTTATCAAAATCTGGTGAGATTGTTATAGATACGACTAAGTCAGTTGAAGAACAAACTTTATCTATTAAAGAACAATTTGCTGATAAAAATATTAGTTTAACTGAACTAACACAAGAAGAGATTGATAAAATAATTCAATTCTATATAAACAAACAAAATGCCGCATTAGACGCACAACAAGATGCACAGATAAAAAGACTTGAAAGTATTAAGTCATTTATTAGTGAATTTACTGGTGTTGTTGGTCAAGCTGGTCAAGCGTTAAATGATTATTTCTCATATCAAACTGAGTTAAATGAAAGAAGAAATGCAGATGCACAATCCAAGATTGTTGAAGATACAAAACGTGGAACTGAATTAAGATTAGAACAAGAAGAAATATACCAACGAAAAAAGAAACAAATTGAAAAACAAGCTGCAAAGACCGCGTTAGGTATATCATTAGTTCAAGCAACTGCGAACGTGGCAGAAGCCGTTACGAAAGCTTTAACATTAGGACCAGCAGGTGCGGCGTTAGCGATTGTATCAGCAGGAATTGGTGCAGTTCAAGTAGGTTTAATCGCACAACAAATTTCTCAATTAGACCAATATAAAAGAGGTGGAATAGTTCGTCTTCAAGGCGGAGGTATGGTAGTTGGACCATCTCATGAATACGGTGGTGTAAAATACCAAGGTGGCGGAATAGAATTAGAAGGTGGAGAAGCAGTGATAAACAGAATGAGCTCAATTAAGTATCAAGGTTTATTAAGTCAAATCAACATGGCTGGTGGTGGAAAACCTGTAATAAACAATAATTTTGATGATAGTAGAATTGTTGAAGCATTAGGTAAACAAAGAAGTGAACCAATACGTGCTTATGTAGTTGAAAGTGATATTACAAACAAACAAGCAATTACTTCAAGATTAGAAAGATTAGCTCAATATTAAACTATAGTATTTATAAGAAATGTGGAAAATTATTGACTTAGATATTGACGCAGCGTTATCTGCTGATACTGGTGTTTGGGAAGTTGCATGGGTAGAAATGCCAGCAATAGAACAAGAACTTATATTCTTTGGAAGACAAAAGTTTTATAAAGCACCAGAGAGTGTATCAAGTATTGCGTGTAGAGCAATTAAAGAAAATGAAGAACGTGGAAATCCTGCTGCAACGCAAGTAGGAAAAATACGTGGTCAACAATTATGTAATCGTGATGAGATATCTCTTGAAACAATTAAGAGGATGAAGTCTTATTTAGAGAGAGCAAAAGTATACAATACCGATAATTGGGACGATAATGGAACCATCTCATGGAAATTATGGGGTGGTCAAGCAGGTTTGGAGTGGGTTGATAAAGTATTAAATTCAATTGAGAACCAAGAATTAGCAGATGATTTAGAAGATGCATGTTGGGAAGGCTACGAACCTATTGGGTTAAAGCCAGGCAAAGGTGGAAGAATGGTTCCAAATTGTGTTCCAATAGAACAGAAGTTTGTGTATCCAAATCCTGGTGAGAGCAAAGATGATTTTATTTCAAGGTGTATTCCATACGTAATAAATGAAGGTAGAACACCAGACCAAGCAGCAGGAAAATGTTATGGTATGTGGGAAGGCAAACAAGACTTTGCATTAAATAAAGTATCTTTTGATTGGGATGAAACATTATCAACTGATAGAGGTAAAGAATTACTAAAAGATGAATTACGTAAAGGTAATATTATCTACATTATTTCTGCTAGAAATACCACTACACAAACTATGTATGATGTTGCAAAAGAATATAATATACCATCTGGTCATGTTTATGCAACAGGAAGCAATAATGATAAAATTGCAAAGATTAAAGAATTAGGAATTACAAAACATTACGATAATAATAGAGATGTAATTTCTAAATTAGGTAAAGTTGGAATTCAATTTGATTATATAGCAAATTTGCCAGCATATCAAAATACAACAGGCGACACTTATAATGAGGATTGTGGTTGTATGAAAAAAGAAGATTTTAATTTAGTAGGTTATATTGATGGTCAACCAGTTTTTTCAAGTAAAGAAGAAGCAGAGGTTTATGGAAAAACACAAATGGGTTGTGATGGTTCACATGAGCACACAGATGAAGATGGTAATATTGTCTTCATGCCTTGTGAAATTCATAACCCTGATGGTTGGGCAATAACATCAGTTGGTCAAGAAAATATACAGAATTTTTCAATTGAAGATTATAGTGAAGAAGAAAAAGAGACTTATGATTTATTAAGATTTTTACAAAGAACAGATTTAGAAAAGTTTGAGGCAGTAGTTGGTGAATTACGTGGTTCAACATTAGAACAAATAAAAAGAAGAAATCATAAAACTGCAACAACTTATTACTTATATAAGAGAGTTGAAAATGGTTCACCTGACCGTAGTTTTTGCACTTCAATTGAAGGTAGATATTTTAGAAGATTAGAAATAGATTTGTTAAATCCATTGAATAAACAATTTGGACATAAAGAACAAGCATATTCTAAATGGCTTTATAAAGGCGGACCTAATTGCGTTCACGCCTGGCACAGAATATTAGTTATTGGTAATAGAGTTAACGATGTAGGTGCAGAACCTGGATTACCAGGAACACCACCAAAGTTGATGGCAAACAATGGTTATTTTGATAAAGATACAAAAAGAGCAAGTGAAATTGCATATATAATATCACAACAAAACATGAGTAAAGAAGTAGAATTAACAGGTGAATTATTGCCTTTTGAGTGGTATAATGGATTTCCATTATATGAAGACCAAGTGCAAGCAACAGACGCATCTTATTTATTAGGCTGTGGTGGAGTTTATGAAACCGTTGAAAGAACTGGTGGTATATTATTTCAAGCATGTTCATCAAACATGAAAAAACAAGAGATGAATAAAACTCAATTCTTTGCCGCAGATGAAGAACGTAGATTAGTTTACATGCCATTGATGATACCAAATATTCTTATACCACGTTTGGATGATACAACTGGTGAACGTTATTTTGTAAAGTTCTCACCTGAGGTAATTGAAAAAATCCAACAAAAGTTTATGATAGAACAAAGGTTGAGAGAAACTAACTTAGAACATACTGATTACAAATTTCAAGATGCAGTTATGGTTGAGAGTTGGATAGTGGGTGAAGATGATAAAACATATTCATTAGGTTTTACAAAAGACCAAATACCTACAGGTTCATGGATGGCCGCATACAAAATATTAGAAACACCACAAGGAAATGAATTGTGGGAGAAATACATTAAATCTGGTAAAGTCAAAGGTGGCTCAGTAGAAGGAAATTTTATATTGAATTTTTCTACTGAAAAAACTGATGAGTATTTATTGGAAGAGATAATAAACATTATTAAAACAATACAATAAAAAAAACATGAACGCAACAGAAGCAATCAATCGTATAGTTGATTTGTTAGGTATTAAATTCAAGTCCGAGAAATTTTATTCTACAAAACTAGAAGATGGCGAAACAGAAATCACTAATAATAGTGAAAGTGATTTAGCCATTGGAGATGTAGTTTATATTATCAAAGATGCAACAATGGTTCCAGCACCATCAGGTGAACATAAGACAAGAGAAGGTCTTATTATTAAATTGGACGAAGCATCAGTGATTACTGAGATTATGGATGGAAATATGGAAGATACAGAAGAAGTATCAGCAAATATTATTACTGAAACAAAAGACGATATGATGTCATCGGACACTTTAGCCGATGGAACAAAAATTGAAACTGATGAAAGTGGTGATTTCAAGGTTGGTCAACAACTTTATTTCATTACCGAAAGTGGTGAAAAAGTAAAAGCACCATCAGGTGAACACACTACACAATCAGGAATTACCGTCGTTACGGATGGTGAAGGTATCATCACTGGAGTTAAATATCCAGATAAAACAGGTGAAGGTTCTTTACAAGAAGACTTGAACAAAATGAAAGAAGCAATGAGTGAAATGGTTTCTTTAATCTCTGAGTTAAACAAATTCAAGAGTGAGTTTGAGAACTTGAAGACTGACTTTGAGAAATTCAAGGCAGAACCAGACAGATTACCTGTAGTTAAACAATTTTCTAAAGTAGGCTTTGGAGATATGTTAGACATGAAATTGGAACTTATTAAAAGTTCTAGAAGATAAAAAAATAAAATAAAAACAAAATAAATTAAAATGAAAAATAATTATAAAAAAGAAAAAACAACTAAGTTGAATTTCAACTATGATTTGTCTGGCTTAGCAACATGGGAGCAATATGGCTCGGACATGTTGATTAAAGCGTTTCTTGGTTTGACTTTACCTAAATATTCTAGCGTACGTCCAAACTTAAAAGGAACCACCGAACTTGTAGGTTTTGTAGAAAACGATGTTATACTTCAAGACCTCTCATGTGGATTTGACCCATCGGGTTCAACTACACAATCAACCGTAGAAGTGGCACTTTGTAATAAGAAAGCCAACATGCAGCTCTGTCCGTACGACCTGTTCGACACCTACCTTTCACAATACTTGTCAAACTCTAACTTCCAAGAAACGGTACCGTTTGAAGAAGTAATTTTGACTGACATTGCGAACCGTACGGCTAACCAAATCGAATTGCAGTTATGGAGAAATACTACTGCGACTGGAGCAACTCAATACAACTCTCAGTGTTTCAATGGCGTAAAAACTTTGATTACTTCAGGTAATGGCGCAACAGCAGTCGCTTATACGGCCGCAACTGCGAACAATGGTTTAGATGTATTCACTACATATTACCAGAACATTCCTGAAAATGTATTACACAGAGATGACTTAATTATCTATTGTGGTTATGCGGATTACAGAGCTTTGATTGCTTCAATGAGAAATTCAAGTTTTGTAAACTTATTTAATTTTGACGACGCATCTGCTGCAAGTGGAAGCGATTGGAAAGTATTTTTACCAGGTACGAATGTTGCGGTTGTTCCAACCCAAGGTTTGACTGGACAAAACTACGTATGTGCAGGACCAGCGCAATACATCATGAT